ATTTCCAACTTTATTAGAATCCAAATTAATTGAAAATGAACAGGCCATTGCGGCTTGTGAAAAATTCGGTTATAGTTACGTCATTATCACACCAGACGATTTTGTAATTCCCCCACAGTTTGACTCACATGATTTTATTTAAGCGTGTATCTTATAAAAACTTTCTTGCAGCAGGAAACACACCAATTGTAATTGATTTAAATAATAGCGACACAACTCTTATTGTGGGTCAAAATGGTGCTGGTAAAAGTACTATTATTGAAGCAATTGTATTTGCTTTGTTTAATAAATCATTTAGAAAGGTAAATAAAAATCAATTAATCAATAGTATTAATGAAAAAGATTGTCTTGTAGAAGTAGATTTTTCTATTGGTTCAATTGATTGGAAAATTCGTAGAGGAATTAAACCTGGAATTTTTGAAATTTATAAAAATAATAAACTACTAGATCAATCTTCTTCTGCTTCAGATCAACAAAAATGGTTTGAGCAATCTGTAATAAAATTAAATTATAAATCGTTTACTCAAATTGTTGTATTAGGATCCTCTACATTTGTTCCTTTTATGCAGTTACCTGCAGCTTCTCGCAGGGAAATTATTGAAGATCTTTTAGACATTAGAATCTTTTCAACTATGAATGTAGTTTTAAAAGATAGAATGAAATCAACTGTAGAAAATTTAAAATCATTTGAAAGTGAGATTGTTTTTTTAAAAGAAAAAGCAGAAATGCAACAGGGTCATATAAAAACTATTGAAAAAACAACAAAGAAAACTATAGAACAAAAACAACTAAAAATATCACAACTTATAAACGAAGTTAATTATATAGAAAATGAACTTGAAGATATGAGAAATCTTATTTCTCAGAAAAATGAAGATCTCTCAAAATTTAAAGGACTAGATAAAAAAATTAAACAATTAGAAAAAGAAGTTACAACTAATTTAAATTTAATTACTAGAACAGAGAAGGAACAAAACTTTTTTAAAACAACTGATAAATGTCCAACATGCACACAGGTGCTTTCTTCTGAACTTAAAGAAAAACAAATATCTGAATCATCTAAAATTATAGATGAAGCTAAATCTGTAATTGAAAAATTTAAAACTAATTTAGATAAAGCAAATGTTTTATTGAAAAAACAATCAAATATTAATAAAGACATTACTAACTTAAATCTTCAAATGACAGCTGATTTGGGTGAAATTAAAACTCGTAATCAATTAATAGAAGACATTAAAACAGAAATTAATGATATAAAAAATGACACTTATAATATAGATGCAGAAAAAGAAAAACTGCAATCTATAGCTTCACAAGGAATATCGGTACAGAAAAATATTACTGAGTTGAAATCACAAAAAAGAAATTATGATTTAGTATTCAGTCTTCTTAAAGATACTGGAATTAAATCTATGATTATTAGAAAATATCTTCCAGTGATGAACCAATTAATTAATAAATATCTTCAAGACCTAGACTTTTATGTTAATTTTTCATTAGATGAAGAATTTAATGAAACAATTAAATCTAGATATCGTGATGACTTTACCTATTCTTCATTTAGTGAAGGTGAAAAAATGCGTATTGATTTAGCATTGATGTTTACTTGGAGATCAATAGCTAAAATGAAAAATTCTGCAAATACTAATTTGTTAATTTTAGATGAGGTTTTTGATTCATCTCTTGACGTTGCAGGAACAGAAGATTTCTTACGTATCATTAGATCAGTAAACAAAGATACAAATATTTTTGTTATTTCTCATAAAGGAGAAATTCTTTTTGATAAGTTTGATAGAGTGATGAAGTTTGAAAAATCTAAAAACTTTAGCAAAGTAAATGTTTCATGATGACTGATAAGTAATCCTTATCGTAAAATGCTTGACTCCTGGGGTTGGTCATGGTATCTTAGCTGTATACATGAGAACACGCATGATCAACAGTCAAGTCAAAAGTAATCTTGCTAAACTGCTCGCTACCGAAAACCTGACCGTAGAACACAGTAATGTACCTACTGCATCTTTCAATGTAGAAACGAGAGTTCTTCAACTTCCTGTATGGGAAGACATTAGTAATGACGTTTATGATCTTCTTGTTGGTCATGAAGTTGGTCATGCTTTGTTCACTCCAAACGAATACTCCAATAGGAAACATATTCCTCAATCATTTTTAAACGTGATTGAAGATGCTCGTATTGAACGTAAAATTAAAACCCAATATCCAGGTCTTACAAAATCCTTTTATAAAGGATATGCAGAACTAAATCAAAAAGATTTCTTCGAGATTAGAGGTGAAAATCTTAAAGAAATGAATCTTATTGATAGAATTAATTTGTACTTTAAAATTGGTATTCATGACGTAGCAACATTGATTCCTTTTAACGAAGAGGAAAATCAGTTTGTTGATATGACTAAAAGTGCTGAAACTTTTGAAGATGTAATTTCTGTATGTGAAGCTATTCTGAAATATGTTCGTGATAAAATTGAGAATAATCAAGAAACCCCACAGCTATCAAATTCATCTGATCAATCAGAGTCAATGCAATATGATGTGGAGGAAGTAACTCCGGAGAAAGATCGTCCAGATTTGGGTGAAGATGATACAACCTATGAAGAATGGGATGACAGTGAGGAGGAGTCAGATAATTCTAACAACTCAGAAAATACTGAAGGTGGATACGTATACGATGAAAAATATGATGATGAGGAAACATCAACTACAGATAGTGCTTGGGATCGTAATAAAAGAGGATTGGTTAGTGATAGTGTAAAAGATCATCTTTATATTAAAGTTCCAGAAATTGATTGGGATAGGTGCATTGAATCCGTAGATGTATTCTCACAGAATATGGATTATAACTTTGAATATATTGAAGAAAAATATTCATTTAATCCATATGAAGAAATGTGGAAGACTTCTTTCTTAGAATTTAAACAAGAAAGTAAAAAATCTGTTGCTTATCTCACAAAAGAATTTGAGATGAAGAAACGCGCAGAAGAATATAATAGGTCATCAGTATCTAAAACAGGTGTTTTAAATACAAACAAATTGTTTTCATATAAGTGGTCTGACGATGTATTTAAAAAGAATAATGTAATTCCTACTGGTAAAAATCATGGACTTATTATGTACATTGATTGGTCTGGATCCATGTACAACAGTCTACTAGGTACAATTAAACAACTAATTAATCTAATCACATTTTGTAAAAAAGTAAGCATACCTTTCCAAGTATTTGCTTTTACAGATTCTGGATCTTACTATCCAGATAATACTTTTCTGAAACCAAAAACTGAATACGAATTTACTATTGATGAAAGATTTCGTTTAGTTGAAATGTTTAACAGTGAAGTTAAAAACTGTGATTTCGATAATTTGCTTTATAAAATTTGGTGTTTAACTCACCTTATTATTCGTCGTAGTAGTTGCTTTCCTCATGGAAATTATGATTTGAACGGTACCCCACTTAATGATACTATTTTTGCTGCAGTTCATGTATTTAAAAAATTCAAGCAAAAGTATAAAGTTGATAAGGTAAATACAGTTTTCCTTACTGATGGTGAATCTAATAGTGCAACTTATTCAAAAGAGTGTAACTATGATGATAAAACATTTATGAGACGTAAGTACTTGTCCTACGATATTGAGACTCAAATAATTTGTTTGAAAGATCCTAAGACTGGATATCTTGATATGAACATTGCAAAACAAAGTTGTTATAATCGTGCTTCATATAAAATTACTGCAGGATTTATTCGTTATTATAAATGGATGACTAAATCTAATGTCGTTGGATTTAGACTTACTGAACCTAATGATCTAAAGCAACTTATTCGTCAGTCGGACGCTGATATTGAAAAAGAAAATTTATATAGAAAGGACTGGAAAACTAGTAAATCCTTTGTTATCAATACTCTTGGATATGATGAACTATATGTTATCCAATGTTTAAAGGGATTTAAACAAGAAGAACCTACAATAGAAGCATCTTCTGCTGACAGTAAAAGTAAAATTCGTAACCAATTTAAAAAATATATGAAATCAAAGATGTTCAATAAGATCATCTTATCAAAATTCGTGGACCAGATCGCTTGACGGCTGGTCCCGTCCATCGTATAATAGCCAAGTAACCAAAGGACACTCCATGATCTCCACTGACGTAATGATCTCTGACCTTACCTCTAGGTTTGGTTCTACAGTAACCAGACAACAACTGGTGGAATATACTGAGACCGCAGATATTTCTCTTGCTACCGTATGCAATCGACTGAAAAATCATAAGTCTGGACGTGGTGTATATAATCTTACTATTAAAGAAATTCGTGAAAACCTTGAGGATCAAATTTCAGAGTCTTCTGTGATTAGTTTAATTCCAGAAAAAGATCAAAACTATGTTCCTTTTGGTAATTTCAATGATGTAAAAAAAATTATTAAATCTAAAATTTTCTATCCAGTTTTTATTACCGGACTTTCTGGTAATGGTAAAACATTTAGTGTCGAACAATCATGTGCTCAATTGGGACGTGAATTAATTCGTGTAAACATTACTATTGAAACTGATGAAGATGATCTTATTGGTGGTTTCCGTCTTGTCGATGGGTCAACTGTTTGGCATAACGGACCTGTCGTTGACGCACTCCAAAGAGGAGCAGTCTTGCTACTCGATGAAGTTGACCTTGCTTCAAACAAAATCCTCTGTCTCCAATCCATTCTTGAAGGGAAAGGTGTGTTTTTGAAGAAGACAGGTGAGTATGTAAAACCATCTCCTGGATTCACAATTATTGCTACTGCAAATACTAAAGGTAAAGGATCTGATGATGGTAGGTTTATCGGAACAAATATCTTAAATGAAGCTTTCCTTGAAAGGTTTGCTTTGACCTTTGAACAGGAATATCCTACACCTACCGTAGAAAATAAAATTCTTACCAACTATTGTAGTGAACTTGATTGCTGTAATGAAAAATTTATTACAGCTCTAGTTACCTGGGCAGAAATTATTCGTAAAACTTTTGCTGATGGTGGTGTCGATGAAGTTATTTCAACTCGTCGTCTAGTTCACATTATTCGTGCATATAGTATCTTTGGTGATGAACTTAAATCTATTCGTGTTTGTCTAAATCGATTTGATGAAGATACCAAACAGTCTTTCCTAGATCTTTACGATAAAATTTTCGATCCTAGTGAAACTGAGACCGAAGCTTGACAATAGTAGAGATACTACTTATACTGGGGAGTCAAACGACATCCCCTACAATTTTGAAATACTTATGGCTTGGAAGTACAATGAAGAAGAACTCCTTAAGGAGTTGCGAGATTACATCTCCAGTACATATAATCAACACTATTCTGCTGGAAATGACAGCATCCAAACGCTAGATCTAATCGAAGCATGTGGAGATGCAGAAGCATTCTGTCGATCTAACATTTTAAAGTATGCTTCTCGTTATGATAAGAAAGGAACTGCACGTCGTGATATAATTAAGATTCTCCACTATGCATTATTGCTTTTGCATTTCTCTGACAAAACTTCTATTACAGAAACTTACCCACAATAATTATGAAAATTTCTTCTGAAACTCTGAACATTCTCAAAAACTTTTCTAATATCAACTCTTCGTTGGTTGTGAAAAGTGGTAATACTATCAGAACTATTTCCCCTGCAAAAAACATTCTTGCAAAATTTGAATGTCCAGAACAATTTAGTAATGATTTTGCTGTCTATGATCTGAATGAATTTCTGGGTGGACTTTCTTTGTTTAAAGATCCAGACTTTGATTTTTCTGACGCTTCATATCTTAAGATCAAAAGTGGTAAATCGAAAGTAAAATATTTCTTTTCTGATCCAAGTGTAATTACAGCACCACCAGAAAAAGATATTGAACTTCCCACCATTGATGTTGAATTTACTCTCACAGAAGAAATTCTTTCATCTTTGCTTCGTGCTGCAAGTGTATATCAACTCCCAGATCTTTCACTAGTTGGTGAAGATGGTGATATGAATCTAGTTGTTCGTACAAAGAACAATGATACATCCAACAATTTCTCAGTTAAAGTTGGTGAAACCACTAATGAGTTTTGTTTTAATTTTAAAGTGGAGAATCTAAAAATTCTTCCTGGGGTGTATAATGTTCAGGTATCAACTGCTAATATTTCACAGTTCACCCATGACAAATGGAATCTGTCGTATTTGATTGCTCTTGAACCTGACTCTACGTTTAATTAATTATGTCTGATTTTCTCT